AAGCCGCGAGCGTCGCAATAGGCCGCCGCGTCGTCGAGCGAGACGTAGGAATTTGCACCCGCTAAGCCGCTGCCGGTTTCGACCACGAAAGCCATTCGCTCACCTCCGCGGCGCCGCCGCAGTCAAGGTCCGCTCGCGCGGCTTCTCCCGCGGCTTCTGCGCGTTCACGGCAGGCGGCTCCACTCTTTCGCCATACACGCCAGCAATGGCTTGCCGCAGTTCCCATGGCACTTCGGGCATGACCACGACCCAATCGCACGGTTCCTCTTGGCCATCGAACCGCGAAGCATCGCGAGTCATGGCGATACGCCCATGCGAGCGCTCGGATACGGCAATACGCGTTGCCTCGGCCGTATCCGAGCCGTAGTAGATCAGCGTGGTAGGTTTTCCCACGGACTAGACCTCCACGAACTAGAGCGTCATCAGCAGAACGCCGGCCCGGTTCTTCACGTCGGTAAACACGGTGTCCCAATTGGTGCCGGTGTTCGCCGCAGTGGAAGTCGGGTTCGAGCCGCCGTTCTGCACGTCCCATTTGAAGCCCTTGATACCGAGGTTGTAGGCGTACTCACCCTGGATGCGAACCGCGAGGTTTTCCAGGCCAGTGACATCCTGCACCACGATATCCTGCTCTTCCGAATTCGTGACCATGATCGCATCGGCGGTGAGGCCGAGCGTGTAGTAGTTGTTCACATCTGGAGAGTTGAGATGGGCAACCATCGAAGGCGAGTCGGTGACAATCACCGGCTTGCCGAGCGTGATCGGCGTCGCCTGGGCGACATTGAAGTTCGACACGCCTGTGATGTTCGCGGCGACCTGGCTCTTCACCAAGCCGTAGTACGGCGCCGAGTGCATCACCCAGCAGACGATGCGATCTGCCCTGTCGCCCATCGCGGCCAGCGAAGAAATCAGCGAATTGGTGCTGATCGCGCCGAGCGAGGCTTCCGTCACATACGATGCCGCCTGCTGCTTCAATGCCGCAACGGTCGAGCCGATGGCGGTATTGAGCATTTCGAGCTGCATCGCCTGCGCCGACTGCTCCGCAAGCAGGCCGGTGAACTCCGTCACCGAGAACTGCCCGAAGATTTTGCGGAACGCATCACGGGTCTGAGTTACCGGAATGAGCTTCCGGTTCATCTTCACCGAGATCATTTCGTCCTGCGTCATCGGCGTGTCGGTCTGCGAGGTGACAGAGGTCACGTCGCGGCGAGCCGCGAGGCCGGCGCCGAGGTTGGCGAAGAACGACTTGTACTGGTAGTCGCCGAGCATCGATTGCGTCGTCAGGCGAATCGCGCCGTTCGAGGCATCGTTGAAGGCGTTGCCGTTCTGCGCGAGCATCTCGTTGATGCGCGTGTGCAGGTATTCCTGATAGATTTTGAAGTCGGAGCCGAGGCCGATGGCCATGGGTTTATCCTTTCATGATGGTGAAAGGGCGACTCGTTCGTTCAGGCCGGGAGCGCTTGATACGCGGCAAGGCCGTTTGTCTCGACGAATGCCGCGCGCTCTCGTTCCGTCTTGAAGTCCGAGCGCCGCTTGGTACTGATGGCGGGTGTTCCGCCATTCCCGTTAGCACCGGCATGCGCGCCGGTCCCGGCGTGGCCGGTGCCTTTCAGGATGGAGTCGCGATGGCCATAGGAGTCGATCATCGCTTCCAAGGCTTCATCGAACTCGGCCAGTTCGCCGGGTTTTGCCCGCGAATATATTTTGTTGCCGGCAGGATCATGGCCAACGATCTTGCCTTCTTCGACCTTGAAGCGCTGACCAAACATGGCTTGCACCATGTCGATCGGAACAGCGACCTTATCGGCGATGAATTTCGAGCGGTTGAATGCCGTGCCGACCTTCTCATTGTAGAGGGTTGACACCGCTTCCGCATACTTGCTTTCCAACTCCTGAATGCGATCGCGCAAAGCCTTGGAACTTGCCTCTACCTGATCCTTGGACGCCTTCGCAGCAGCGTCCTTGATCTCCTGCACTTTGCCGGCAGTGACAAGTTGGCCTTGTTCGAGGTTGCGGACCACATCCATGGCCTTGCGTGCTTCCTCGGCATTGTCGATGCCCTCGAACGCCTTGAGCTTGGCTTCCGCCGCTTCCTTGGCTTCGCGGTGCGACTTCGCTTCAGCGTTCAGCCGCGAAATTGTCGCGACCGTCGTCTGCGCATCGAAAGCGACCTCCTTGCCATCGTCGTGCTCGTACACAGGCTTGCCATCGCGCACAACGACATGGCCATCGTCATCCAGTTTTAGCTCCATCGCTTTTAGTCCTTTCCGGCCATCCGGCCGATAGCGCCTTTGTCCATCCGAACTCAGGCAGTTACAATTCAAGGCGACAGCCACTCTTTCGTGGGCGCGCCGAGCTTTTCGCGGGTAAGCCCGCTCATGCTTTTGACCTTGCCGGCCAAGTGCGGGAGCGAGTTCTCAAAACCTTTCAGGAATGAGTCGCGCTGCAACCAAGGACGGCCGCGCACGAAATGTCCGCCGTCAACCACCAGCGGCACGCCGGCCAGCACGATTTTGTCGAAACCGTCCTCAAGCGCGATCTTCGCGCCATAGATGCCCGACGACGCCGAAGCATTCATGCCGGGCCAGCGATAGCTTATGCGCCGCGCGATATTGCCTTTCTTGCAATGCGGCCCGACCTCGCCGGTAAGCGGCGCGACGATCTCGTATCCGTTCGGAAACCCGAGCACACGCCGCTGCGCTTCGTAGTCGTCCATGTATTCGGGATGCAGCGTCGCCCAGGTGCGAAACGGCTTCGGCCAATGCACGCCCGCGAGCTTGACGCAATACACCGCATCGAACTCGCACAACGATTGCGCCTCGCGAACCTCTTCCCATACGTTCGCGGAACAGCCGATCACCAGCGCAGTCGGCATCGTCTCATGCAATCAGTCGCCATAGCGTGCCGTCCACCAATTCCGCTTCGTTGAACTGGCAATAGGCGAGCGAGTGCAACCATGGCTCGCGATCCGGGTAGATCGGCTTTTCGATCTGCGACAAGTCGGTGCGGCCGACCAAAGCTGCTGCGCTATAGGGATGCACAAACACTGGGCAGCCGAGCACCACGCTTTCCACCGCCGCGATTGAGCCGTGCGTCACCAGGGCGTGCGCGCCGTCAATGTCTGACTCAAGCGAGCGCTTCGATTCCTTGTCGCGGATAACCAGTTGCCGATCGGTCGCCAGCGACAGCGCATGAATGGTGTCGGCGATCCAGTCGCGCGTTCCATGAAACCTGCCATAGGTCCGCGTCGGCGCGGCGATGACGATATGCCGGCCGCCCTTGCGCCAAGGCTTCACGTCGATCTTCAGTTGTTCCCAACGGTCGCCCGGCACGTTGCGCAGCGTCCGCATCTGGAACGCATTGCGGTGCCAGCGGTAGTAGCCGCCGTTTTCGCCGCGCGGCAGCCACGTCGCAAACACGCGCCGGGCATAACCGCGATCCCAATATGCAAATTCTCTGTTGCGCTCAAGCCACTTATCGATGATCGGCCGCAGGTCCGACGTGCAGCCGACGACCGGAAGATAGGCTTCGGGAAGCGCGGCCAACTCATTGAAGCTGCCGCGGATGACGCCGCCGACTTTCGCTCCGATGCGCTCGAACAGTTCCTGCTTGAAGCCTCGCAGCCCGTTCGGAATGAACAGCCGCACGCGCGCCGGATCGATCACAGCGTCCAGTGCTGCTTTATCCACGGCAGGTGCATGAACTTCTCCGGGTCGCGCCAGCCTGGGAATGCCACGAGCCGCGCGTTCTCCGGCAAGTCGTCGCCGGCCGGCCACCCCTTCTTCTTGAAGCCGTACACGCCGTCGAGTGGCCCGAAGGCTCCCGCATCCGGCATCTTGTGGTGGAACCAGCCCTGATCGTCGGGAAAGGCGTGGAACGGCACTTTTGCCGCCTCCGCCAAGCTAAACTCCGACCACACATCCGGCCGATAGCCCGCCTTGAGCATCCACAGCGAACCGTTATACGGACATGGGTTTGTCGTGTTGATGCCTTGCAGGATGGCGAAGCCATCTTGCCGATCAAGCAATTCGTCGAGGCCGCCCGTCGTCACGGCATCGAGGTCGAAATTGACGATGCTGTCTCCGGGCTTCGCGCCGATCCGCTCCTGCAACACCGGATCGAACAGCCGCAGCCGAGCAAAGCAGCCCTTGACTTGCGTGAGTATCGTGTTCTGGATCGGGTATTGTTCGATCCAAGGCAGGTGCCGCGTGCGATCGACGAAGCACAGGACGCGGTGTTTCTGCTTGATGTGCCGCTTAAGCCCGGACGCAAGCCGCCTTACATAGTGCTCGGCGTAGGCATCGCCCCAGAGCCATGTGGTGCAGATGATCGCCAAACGATCCCTATCCCCTTCTCGCTGCCGTGCGCGACGATCTCGACTGTCGGCGATGCGCTCGCCCGGATATGCCGCCAGAGCTTTGCGACCTCGATCGGCAGCCGCCCTTCCGGCACCGGACGATCCCAGGCGATATCGTGAAACCCGACGATGCGCGCCATCGGCCCGTAGTTCTGCCAATCGGCCGTCACATACGGCAGCGTGTGGTTGGCGTCGATGAAGGCCGCATCGAACGGCCCAAGCTGGCTCACCTGTTCGATGACCGCTTCCGACCGGCTGTCGCCGATGATCGAATAGGCGTCGTAGCCTTGCGCACGTAGCGCCTCTACGCAAGCCATCAGGTGCGGATGCGTATTTCTGTCCCACGGCAGATCGACCGAAACCACGCGCGAGCCCGCCGGCAGCGCCCTTGCCGCTCGCCACAGCGAGCCGCCGTACTGCGAACCAACTTCGAGGTACGACCTGACCTTTTCATCATGGAGGATTTGCACGAACTGGCCGAACTCCCATTCGACCTGCGCAATGTCCGTCAGATAGCGGTTTGCCGTGACCATATTGCCGCAATGCCAAGACTCGAAATCATGCTGGTGTGAATCCGGTGCATCTCCACCGCGGCCAATTCGCCGTCGATCCGCTTCATTTCCTGCCAGTTTTCCTTGGCCTTGTCCGATGTCGCCCGCCACGCAAAATACGAGATCGTCTGCCGCCCGAAATACTGCATCAAATCCGCAAGATCGCTCTCGGCCATCACCCGCTTGAGCTTGTGGTAGGTCGCCAGCATGAGCACGATATCGTAGCGCCGGCCGCCGAACGCCGCACGAAACGCCTCCACGCCGCCGGTGAGATCGACCACCTCGAATTTGCTGTCCACGGCGCGCAGATCAACGAACAACTCGCGCGCAACAGCAATTCCCGGCTCCCAATTGTCGCAACCATGCACGACGGAAGCGCCGTTGTTCGCCATCTCGAACGCAACGAGCCCGCGGTTGCAGCCGATGTCGAGCACAGCAGCGCCACGCGCACGCGGCACAAGATCGAGGATGCCGTCAAGCCGGATGTCGTGATACCCGGCGACCCGGCGCATGATCTTCTGGTTGTCAATGGTCATCCTGTAGCGGCCAACGCTACACCGCTCCGCAGCCGCGCCTTTGCCGCCTCATACACATGCTCGACCGTGATCGCATCCATTGCCGCCCGGCAATGCGGACACGGTTTGAGCGAGCCGCAGAACAGTGTCGCGCCGCCGGTCAAGTTCGTGTGCGCCGCATAACCCGTCACCTGCGGCGGAATGAACCCGCCGAACAACACCACGGCGCCGATCCCGACAGCCGCCGATGCATGATGCAGCCCGCCCTCCGGCCCGATGTACAACGCAGCCCTTGCCAGCGTCGCGCAAGCCTCCCGGAACCCAGGCGAGGCTATCGGCCGCACGCCCTTGAGCCGCACCGCGTTCGGATAGACGAACTGGCAAACCTCATGCCCGTCCCGCACCAGCAGATCGGCAACCGCCTGCCAGCGCTCATGGTCCCATCGCTTGTTCGGCGCAACGATCTTCGGCGGCAGGTTCGGCTCGATCAGCACAAACCCGCTGCCGCTGTTCAGCGCAAACCGCAACTCCTCATCCGCGAAATACATCTCGCCGGGAATGGCGCTGAACCGAAAATTCCACACCCATCTGTCGCCGACTTGCGTCGCATAGATGCGATGCCCGCGGCAGTAGTGAATCCATTCGAGCCCGCGCGAGCCCTCGCTGCCCTGAGGCGCGACGTTCGGGTTGCCGCGGAAGATCGGCTCCGACAGGTGATCCCACTTGATGCGGAGGCCATCGCCGAACGCAATCCGCTTGCCGCGCCGGGCCGCGCCACGCGCCATGCCGGTGGCCATTAAATTGTCCCCGGAACCCACCTTGCAGGCTCAGTGCAGATGCTGTTTCAGCTCATAGGCCGCGCGCGCAAACACGAACACCAGCCATTCCTCATCGACTTCGGCCCAGGAAATGTCCGGCTCAAGCAGCCGCAGCGCGTCGGCAAACTCGACATACGTCATCCGCGTAAAGTCATGCCCGCAGTCGTACATCAGTTGACCGAGCGTTGAACCTGCTGCGGAGGAACCTGAGACGGCGGCTGCTGTTGCGGCGGCATCTGCTGCTGCGCAACGGGCGGCATATTCACCGGCATCCCGGTCCGCGGGTCGATCGCCTGCTCGGGCGCAAGTCCCTGCTGCTCCTCCGCAAGCCGCTGCTCCTCCTCGGCCGCATCGAAGTCGTCCGACAGCACGCCTCTGCGCTTGAACTCATCCTGAACCGTGCGCTTCGACAAGATCGCTTGCGCCTCAGCCTTCAGCAGCGCGTCCAACTCAGACCCGGCCTCGAAGTCAACCGCAAAGTCCGTATGCACCTTCACAACCGGACTCTCGTTCCGCCCAAGCCACTTGCAGGTGATGATCCACGCCTGCTCAAGCGCATCCTTGAAGCCCAAGGCCCAAGCCTGCACCGCCGAATGCGCCTTCATCGACACATTCGCCGTCGTGATCACCGTCAAGTTCGCCGTCGTCAAAGGCTGCATCCCAAGATCGCGCATTTCCGTGCGCAATTTCTCAAGATCAGCCTGCAAAAACGTCATCGACGAAGCCGCGGGCTCGCAGAACGCCCACTCGCCATGGCCCCTGCCCTCATTGCTCGGCGGCGCAAACAGCACCGTCTTCGGACCTACCGGCACGATAATTCGCCGCCCGCCCTCGTCCTCCGGCGGCATCACGCCATTCCCGGCCAGCATCGGAAACCCGGCCAACTCCTTCACGTTCTTGAGGTTCGACTCCTGCTGGAACTCCTCAACCTGCAAATACGCCAGGTCGCGCAACGGCGGCTCGACACGCCACGAGTTCCCGCGCCGCTTGCCGGTCATGAACGGCACCAGCGGGATCACGCCCACCGTCACCGGCCCGCCGTCAATCTGCTGCCAAACCGTCGTGTTCGCCCGCTCGTCCGAAATGCTCTCCCACAATTCCCAAACCGGAGGCCCAAAGCCGACCGTCTGCCTAACATCGTTCACCAGTCGCTCGCGACGAAACACCCGCACCCGGTCGATCGCCACCTCCGCATAGCCGACCAATTCCACCGCAGGCTCATGAATGCGGGCATGGAAGATCACCTCCTGCCCGTTCAGGAACTCCGAATACACCGCCAGCAACCGCTCAGCCTCCACATGCACCCAATACGGCCGCGCACCCATCCCGCGCTCGTCCGCCAGCGTCGCGCCAGGCGGCACCCGCGTGTAGTCGATCAGAACCCAGTCGATGCCCTTGTCGAGCGCCGACTTGAACAGCGCCCGCCCGAACACATGCAGGCTGTTGCCCTGTCCGTCGATGTTCTCGGCAAGCTTCTCAAGATCGGCCGGCGAGCCTTCCTCAAGCTCAAGCGTCTTCGCAAACGGCTTCGCCGCCAAATTCGACGAAATGTCTGCATAGATGTTCGTCAATGGCGCATACCGCCTGCGCCGATCATAGTCCGCACCATCCTCGTTCGGGAACTTCGGCAGATACGGCGACTGCGGCACGAAGTCGGCAAACTGCAATTGCGCCAGTTGCCCTACCGCCTCGCGCGGGCCAGGCACGCTGTACGTGTATGCCTGCGCACCCGTGCTTCGCATCCCAGGCGCGCCGCACAATATGGCCTCCACCATGGTCCAATAGTCGGACATGGCCTTGTAGTCGCCCGACATGGCGCTCGGATCGTCCGGTGCATCAGCCATCAGTGGTTCCGATAAACACCGAATGCCGGCAGCCGAACCGGCGAGATCATCAGCGAAGTCAAGGCCCATACCATCGCGTCAAGCCGATCCGGCGACGGCAGGTTGCCAAGCGGTTCCCAAGTCGCAAGCTGGTCCTCAAGATCGCCGAACCGCCCGACGTGCCGCACCTTGCCCTGCTCGTAAAGCGCCGCGATCGGCTCCGCCCTCGCCATCTTCCCGCGGCTCGCATGCACGATCCGAACCGGCATGTTCGGCCGCGCCGACTGGATGGTGTGCCGCACCATCTCGCCGCCCTGGTTGCCCTCAGCAACGATCCGATCAGCCTTGTACGTGTCGAACGCGCCAATGGCCTTGCGGGCCCAGCCGTCCGGCGAATACCGCCCGCTCAGGTCGGCGAGGACATAGCCGCGACCGTCAACACCGAGGCCAGCAACGATGATGCCCGTCAGGTTCGACTCTGCCTTGCTGCTCACGGCCGGATCGATCGCAACCACAACCCGCCGCAGTTCCGGCGCAGCCTCAACCCGCGCCTGCTCAAGCATCGCAATGCTCCAAAGCGCGCCGTCAACCTCCTCGATCAGCTCGCCGTCAAGCTCCTGCCGCCCAAGCCGCGTGCCTTCGTATTTCGTAATGATCGCCGTGAAAAACTGATCGGCAAGGTTGGCGCGGTTTGCGTAAGTCGAAGCCCGCGTAACCATCGTCGTATCCGACTTTATCAGCTTGCGGATCAGCGGGATCGCCCGCGGCGTCGTCGTCACAACAGCTTGCGGGTTGTTGCCGAGACGCAACCCGAACATGGCCATGTCCCAGACTTCCTGCGCATTCGGCCACGCGGCCAATTCGTCGCACCACAAGGCATACACTTGAGGGCCGCGAAGACGCTCCGGCTCTTCCGCCGAGAACAAGGCGGCTTGCGCGCCGTTCGCCCATGTGAGCCGGCGCTTGGACGGCTCGTAGATCGGCCGGCCCATGTGGTTGCCCGACACGTCTTCGTCGCGCGCCCAGGCGCAGGCGAGAATGCCCGACGTGCCCTCAACCATCACGTCCCGAGCATCTGCCGCAGTCGGCGCGATCAGCCCGATGCGCTTGTTGCCATCTTTGACCTTCTGCCGCACCCACTCGGCACCCGAGCGCGTCTTCCCGGCACCGCGACCGGCGAGGTACAACCAGGTCCGCCAGTCGCCTGCAGGCGCGATCTGATCCGGGCGGCCGATGAAGGACCAGTCGTGC